TGTTGAAGGATCTGGTGTAGGTGTAAATGATGCACCTTGACTAATAGTTCCATTAAATCCAGGTCCAGAATTTGTATCAGTAATAGGAGTAATTGTTCCATTAGTGCTTGATCTAGTATTAAAACGAGCACCATTTGGAATAGGCCCAGTAACACTTACATCTGCTACCCATGCACCGTCTGTTGGGTTTACATCAGCATTAAATCTAATTTGTGTCATTTGAGTATCTGCAGTCATTTGAGGGTATGGACGCACATCCCAGGCAACAGTAAGGGTATTTGTTGTTGTTGAATAGGTAACACCAGAGCCATTGCTCCAAGTAGTCCAGTCATATCCTGCTACAGAAATTGATGGGGCGGTTGGAGTAGAATAATAATTTTGTCCTTCATTTACTCCAAACATAATTGTTCCATTAGATCCTACATAAACATTATTATAAACAGTGTTACCCATTCGTAAATTAAATGGAAGGTTCATGCGAACACCAGCATCGTCTGTGTTTGCTAATACATTTGTTGATGCTCCAATTGTTGCAGCTAATGCATTTACCGCATCTTGAGCATTATTAATTGCTATATTTGCTTGAGTTAATTGTGTTTGAGCTTCTGTCCGTGCAGGTGTTACTGCTGCCACCGCCGTAGTTGCTGTAGCAACTGTTGCAGTAGCAGTATCTATTGCTGTTTGTGCTGATTGAACCAAAACTGTAGCTGTTTCTGATTTAGCAACCTCTGTTGCAATTGCTGTAGAAACCTGTTCAACTGTCGTAGGAGTTGTTGTCATTAAAGGAGTTGCTGTGGCTATAACTGTGGCTGTTGCTGATTCAATTACAGGGACTGCTGCTGATACTGCTGCTTGAGCTGCCACAACTTCTGGTGTTTGAGTTGTAGCGTTTACTGGGATTGCTGCTACTGCTGTAGTTGCTGCAGTAACTGCAGTAGTAACGTCTTGCGTTACTACTGTTGCTGTTTCAACTATTGGGGCTGTATTTGCAACTTCTGCCACCGCTGCCACTGCTGTTGTTACTGCGGTATTGGCTGTTGCTACTGCTGTATTTGATGCTGTAACTAAAGTTACTGCCGTTGCAACTGTTGCTGTGGCTGTCTCTGAAGCTGCAACTGCTTGTGCAACCTCTGTCGTTGCTGTAGCAAGTGCTGTGTTAACCGCTTGTTGTGCAGGACTTACTACTACTTGTTCGGCTGGTGCTGGGACTTCATCTGCGTATGCATTGTTTGGGCCAAAAAGGAAAAGCCAGCCAATTATAAAAAGGCTGGTAGCGAATAAACGAATTCTGGTCAACTAATGACCCTCCTAAGTAATGCAATATTTTTGCTTACTTAGTAATTATAGCAGAATGTTAGTTTAAACTACTTAGGATTATCTGTTTTGTAAAACCCGTTACCTTTAAACTGAATGCCAAAAGGTGTAAAGAAGCGTGTCATCTTTGCTTCACATTCTTCACAAAAATAACCTGGATCCTCTTCTGAAATAGATCTTGTTACAGAAAGCGTTGCATGAGAATCATCCTCACAGCATTTATATTCGTATACTGGCATAACCATCCTTAAGGCACCTACTAGTAAAAGGTACTATTATATTGTACAATAGAAGTATGGAAAAAGTCAATATTGATAAAAATATAGTATTAATTAAAGAAATTATTACCGCAGAAGAGTCAAGGTTTTTAATCGATATTGCGGCCAATGCTACTCAAGAAGAGTGGGCTGGGTATCAAAATGATATTCAATCTAAAGGCATAGAAATTAATGCAGCATACGGCAACTGGAAGACTCAAATGTTAAATTTGGAGTTTGCCCCGAACTTATTAGCAAAAGCAAAACCCCTGTTAGACGAAATACGCAAAAGATGTAATGATGAAATTAAAAATACTTATGATAAAGAATATGTAGTTGATAACCTTTATAGTATATATAAGTTTGAGCAAGGAGATATGATGCACGAGCATCATGATTCTGGACTTGATCCAGCAATTAAAAATGGCGTAGTAGTTTATTTAAATGATGACTTTGATGGAGGGGAAATATACTATCCTAAAGTTAAAATAGAAGTTAAACCAGTGGCAAAAGCTTTACTTTTACATCCCGCCAATATGATCTACAGGCACGGAGTAAAGCCAGTTACCAGCGGAGTAAGATATAGTTTAGCTGGATTTGCTAGAATAGTTTAAATCTTCTTTTGTTGCGTTTAGGTATTCAATATTTTTTATTTTATATGTAAATACCATACCAGCCCTAGGTTCTATTCTTTTTACGGCATGCTGAGCACCCATGGGGACTACAATTACATCGCCTGGCTCTAACATAAACGTTTCGCTTGGCTCTTCATCGTCTTGATTTACTCTTGTTTCCCAGATAGTAGTTCCTATGCACTGCCAATGCACGTTATCCCAGTCATCAGCATGAGAAGGGGTGTCTGGTTCTGAAGAAGTAAAGTTTATAAAAGAAGATCCCCCACCACTTGATTCAATATAAACGGAATCAAAAAATTTTTTTACCGCCACACCTTCTGGAAAAAATTGTTTTGCTCTCATTGGCGTACATACAGAGTCTCTAACCTGTAAATAAAAATTATGTTTTTTTAAGATTCCATGTATGGCCTCGTAACCCTTTTCTGGTTCCGAAACATACGGTGGATTTTTTGTTGATTGATAATCAAGATGATTAATAAATTGACTCCAATTAGGCACAATTGGAAATAAATTTTTAAACACTACTGGTGTATTTTTTTCAGTAGCCTTTTTGATTATTGCTCTTGCCTCATCAACTTCCATAATTAATCAGTGCTATCTGGATTCTTTACATCAGATGGAGTTACATATTTTTTATATGCTGTAGGCCAATTCAATATAGCTTTTTGTGCATCCGCTAACTTAATAGTTCCAGCACAAACTAGTCGCTTTAAAGCTGTCTCTACAACATCTTTTTTACGTGCACCAATTCCAGCGTACGGCTCTGGCCATAGATTTTTTGGATCTGAAGGATTCCCGCCCAACTGAAGAGAAATTAAATGATCTTCTTCATATGCAGAAGGGGCAGAACCCCATATTGCTACATAAGAAGCATATGTTGTTTTTAACTGCTCTGCTTTTAATTTATTTGTATAAGTAACTGTAGGTCTAATTGTAGCAGTCCAACCAGACTTACATACAGTTGTTGCTATGTTTGCCTGCGTGACTGAAGTATTTAAAGATCCTGGAGTTACTTTATTATTTTGAATTACCCAGTCTGGTGTGGTTTTAGTAGAAGCTGATGCAGTTGCACCAGCCGCCACTAAAGAAATAAAGAATGCAAAAACTATTGCTTTTTTCATTATTTTGTTGGCCACTTTGGACGAGCAACTGCCATAATTAATCCGTAGTTGCGAGACTTTTTAAAAGCTCCGTCTCCATTTGCTTGTGAGCCCTTAACGTCTCCGCTGGTATTTCCCTCAAAAGTTGTAAGAACATGTTTTGCTGGATCATTAGCATAAACAATTCCTACATGTTCTGCTGTTGTTGCATCAGCATCAAAGTTAAAAAATACAATATCCCCTGGCTGCGCTTGACCTACTGGAACAAGCTGACCATTCTTACCAAACCATTTTACACCAGCGTTACATGATGCAAAGCCCTTTGGTCCCTGTGCTTTTACCAAATCAACTAAGCCCGCCTCGTTAAAACAGTATGAGACAAACATTGCACACCAAGGTTGATGGTTTAATCCAAACCATTTACCCATGATTGTGTCATTGTTTTCGCCTTCTCTGTAGCCCTGATCAACAAACTTTTTAGCTGCTGCTAAAACCTTTACTGCATATGGGTTTCTTATATCTTCTGCCATTTTATTCTCCTATTATCTACTTAAATTATTAATATGAAATATTGAAATGCTTTCAACATTTACATGTTTTGGTACCATTATAGCCCATCTGATTGCATCAGCAACATCTTCTGGGTTTAAAGCTGTTCCAGGCTGTCTGTCTCCTCTGGAATCTACATTTCCTGGCGATATTTCAGTTACTCTTATATTTTTACTAAGCAATTCAAGTCTTAACAATTTTGCAAGACCGACTTCCGCATGCTTTGCTACAGTATATCCGCTTCCGCCCTTATATACATCATGTCCGCATGCAGACGTAACTAAAACAACATTTCCTCCCTCAGACATTCGAGGAACAGAAATCCTAGTCATATTTAAAGCACCTACAACATTTAAGTCATAGGCCCATCTCCAGTGTTCTGGGTTATCATTAACAATATCTTCTGCTCCGCCAAAGCCTCCGCCTGCATTATTTATTAAGGCTGTTATTTTTTTATCAGATATATAGCTTTCAAAAAGTTTAACTTCATTATCTTTTGTTATGTCTAGCTGATATACATCTATATTATCTGATTTTATTTTATTTAATTCTGCTATATTACGTGCAACTGCTATAACCTTAAAACCGTTTTCAGATAAAAGTTGTGTTGTTTTTTTACCTATACCAAAAGAGGCACCCGTAACTATTACGTACTCTGACATTAATTAATTGTTTGTTTTAATGAAGACCTAAGCCACCAAGCATGGAACTCAAGCTGATCTTGTCTATCTGCCAAAAAGTTGGCAAGACCCTGTTCTTTTTGAAGAGTGGCCTCATCAAATAAAACTTTAACATCTGAAATCATTGATTCAATCATGGACAGCAACTGTTTAGACATTGAAATTGGAGAATTACTATCTAATTGAACATCCCCGTATGTATTGTTTGCCATGAAATCAATCAAAGTATAAGGTGCTGGTGTGTCATATTTTCTTAAAAATTCAGAAATAGTATCTATTGTTTCATAAATATCGGTATAAATTTTTTCGAAAAAAGCATGATATTGTGTAAAAAGAGGGCCTTCTACATTCCAATGAAAGCCGTGGGCGGTTGAATATAATACGACAGAATTTGCCTGCCATTTTTTTAATAAATTTATTATCTGATCCATTATCTTAGTATACCATTTCTGCTTTTAAAGCTTTGGGTATAGGAGTCGGACCTATGTTTTTCGTTTCGGAAACGAATGTCCGACCATTAGACGAACCCAAATTAATTGTTAATTTCATTGTAGCATATAAAGTGCCCCCAGATGGTCTCGAACCATCGACCCGCAGATTAAAAGTCTGCTGCTCTACCAACTGAGCTATAGGAGCCTGGTGCCCTTGGCAGGAATCGAACCTGCGACGCAGACCTTAGAAGAGTCTCGCTCTATCCGCTGAGCTACAAAGGCATATGTTCATTTTAGTATTTAATTTAAATTTTGTCTATAGCAAAAAGTTCTGCATAATGAGCGTGAGCGTGAGATCCCATATGTTCTTGTGGATCTGTTCCAACATCAAAAAATCTAGGATCCATTTGCTTTATATCTTGATGACAATTTTTATAATCATAGTCTTCAATGACTTTGCTTTGCACATAATTTTTAAACTTATAATCATGTTTATTAAAATGAACATTTAGCTCATTGTGCCATGTTGCCCATTTAAAATCAATATCTGTTTGTGCAACATATTGTTCTAGCATTTTAATTGCAAACAAATTAGATCTAAATGGCACAGATGTTGGCATAATTTTTTCTATAGCTATTGGCAATTTTTCATACTTTAACATAGATCTATCGGCATCTGAAACTGTATTTAAAAATTCTCCGATATTCCCTCGTGAATTTTGAATAAAAACATTTTCATTGGCAGCTTTAATAAATTTAAATCTTAAAAAATCTGGGACAAGTAACCTTAAATGTTTAGGGTGTCCAAATAAATTAAAATATTTAAAAACATCCTCAACCATTGCCATTGTACTATTGCCAGGATAGGAAAGGTTATTATAAGATAATGAGTTTTTGATAGCCAACATATGTGGCCAAGTAAGATCTTCTGGGACTCCTACTCCGAAAGACTGTGAGCATCCTGACGTAAGAAGATCAACTTTTGCAAGTTCTGGCCCACGATAGCCGTACTGATTTACATCGTAATCAACTTTAATTTTACCCTTATAGGTAAATTTTTTATATCTTACGCCTAAGTTTAATTCATCAATCATATTATTTTTTCTATGTTGATTAAAGATTAAATCATCATATAGAGAGCTATCTTCAAAACTGGAAGTTGGTATGCCAAAAAAATCAAGTGGGTATTTATTTTTATCCCATATTAATCTTTTAATCATTTAAAGCCTTAATAAATTCTTCTGCGACGTGCTGATGTCTATGAGAACCCCAATGTGCATCGCTATTGCTATAAGCTCTGTCAAATCCTACATAAAATAGATCTTTATCAGACTTCATTAAATCTTCATGACAAAAAATATTTTGAGATTCAAGTACATGTGTATCTGTTAATTTTTTATCATCAAAAATCCATTCATCATTTTTAATATCAATAAAGTTTAAAAATCTTCCTGGATTATTTTTTTTCATTTTATTTATAGACCATGCATGCTCTGTGTACCATGTAGACCATAAAAACTTAATATTATTGGACTTACAATACTGATCAATTAAATTAATTGCAATCATATTAAGCATATATGCACTATCTGGCTGCATAATGTCTTCTATATCTGTAGGAAATTTTATTATTTTTGGTATATTTTTCCCATAAGGATCAATAGAGGTAATATTTTCATAATACTCTTGACTATTTAACTTAATATCTTTTGAATTATCTGATTTTGTAGCATATTTTCTATGACCGTAATTTAAATTTTTAACTCTAAAAGTTCTATAAAAATCTGGGAATAGGCAGATAAAAATTTCTGGATTACCATATTTTCTGCAATATTCAAAAAAATTAGCAACAATTAAAATTGGTGAAGACCCAGGTAAGGCAATATTTTGATGTTTTATATCAATTGTTTTTGCAACTATCTGAGTCCAAAGTTTTTCCTCTGGTATTCCAACTCCAAATGTAAATGAGCACCCTGAAAATAAAATTTTAGTTTTATTTTGAAGCTCTTCTGATCTAAATCCTAAACTATTTAATTTATATCCCATGGTTGGCGAATGATAAATTATACTAATATCTGGAATTTTTAATTCATTTAAAAATATTGAATTTAATGCATCTTCTGATAAATAGCTGGGGGGAATGGGGGGATAATCTGGATCTAACACCATATCATCAATAGATTTGTGCTCCATTTTTACTCTCCTATATCTTAGCTGTGCAACAGCTCGGACTCGAACCGAGGATTACCGAATTATGAGTTCGGGGCTTTAACCAACTAAGCTACTGTTGCCTAGTTGAATTATACTTTTATTATTAAATATCGTCAATAGATAACTTATTTGCTAAATACTCAACAATAGGTTCATAGTATTCTTGTTTCATATGATCATTTAATAATATATTAATTGGTTTTTTAGGTTGTTTATAAGGCTCAATCATATCATCACCCAATATTTCTCTTGTGTTAATTGGTTCTGGAAGCCCACGCTCTAAACATTGTTTTTTTAACTCATCAATAAATAATAGATGCTGCTCATGTCTTTTTTCAAACTCTATGTCTGGGTCACTTCTATTTTCTACCCACCCATTTGTAATAAAACAAATAAATTGAGGAAGAGGTTCCATAAAAATAACATGACATTTGTCAAATTTATTTAAAACATTATCTATGTATGTACTAACAACTTGCTTAGCATTTAAATATCCTGGCAAATTAGTTTGTGGGAGCCAGTTTCTAATATCTATGTATCCCAGCCAAGGAACTATTATGTTGCCCTCTTTGTTCCAAACATCTATCTGGTGCTTTTGACTACCTGTTGCAAAATTATCAAAATCAAAATTTAAAGCTGATCTTCCAGGGTGCGAGGAGAACCAAAGCTTTAAGTTTTTGTCTTCATGTATTTTTAAATAATCTTTAAGCCATATATCTCTACCCTCTTCAACTACGTGTGTAACATAATTTTGTTCAGAGTAAGTGTATTCTAGCTTTCTATTTTTTAAAAAGAAAACATCTGGAACGCAATTCCCTATCTTAGATGTATGTGAGTCTCCGATTACTAATATGTTTTTCATTTTATCTAATTATTTCCGTATTGTACATACTTTCCCATTTTTTTATATCTGATAAATCATTTAAGAGTGGTTGTCCCTTAATGTTTAAACTGGTATTTAAAAGAACTGGGACGCCTGTTTTTAAATAAAATTTATTTAAAACTCTCCATAAGCCTCTGTGCTGATTTCTATTTACTGTTTGAACTCTTGATGTTCCATCAGCATGAACTACCGAGGGAATCATATCTGGCTGAAGACATTTAACAGTATATTGCATGTATGGTGAGCTAAAATCCATATCAAACCATTTTGATGCACACTCTTCCATAATCACTGGTGCAAATGGTCTAAATAACTCACGCTGTTTTATTTTATTTACTTTATCTTTTATATTCGGATCTCTTGGGTCTGCCAAAATGCTTCTATTCCCTAAAGCTCTTGGACCATACTCTGCTCTACCAGTGGCTACCGCCACTATACCATCTTTAAGTATGCCGTCAATAATTTTTTGTACTGGGTAGTCCCCGCCTAAATCGTGTCCCAAATAAGGATCATTCCATTCTATGTGTTTGCCGTGCAAAGCGGCTGCGGCACCCAAAGAACTTCCAGCATCTCCTGGGTTTGGCATTATCCAAACATCTTTAAATATCTTCCACAGTGCTGTATTGGCAGAAGAATTAAGAGCGCATCCACCCATAAAAACTAAGTTTGATTTACCCGTAAGGGATTTTGCCATTCCCATAAATTCCATAAGTCTACTTTGATATACTACTTGAACTGCCGCTGCAATATCAAATTTATCTTGTTCGGATATTGACATATTCCAGTCCGTAATTCCTTGATGAAAATTATAGGACTGATAATGATAGCTTGGGAAATATTCATCTACTTCCTTGTAATACTTTTTCCAATCACCATATGCCGCCATCCCCATCATAATATACTCTTCTTGGTTTGGCATTAAGCCAATTAATTTAGTAAATGCAGAATAAAATAAACCAAAGCTTACAGGATAATTTTGTTTAAATTTTAATTTAATTGATTCACCTTCTCCAGCCCAAATGGTGGAGGTATTATATTCTCCTATTGCATCTAAAACCACAACTACAGCGTCTGTAAAAGGACTTGTATAGTACCCAGCACAGGCGTGTGAATAATGGTGTTTAAATGATTTTCTTTTAACATTTTCAAGATCAAACCTAGGCTTCCAATCTCCTGAACCACCCTTTAAAAGCAGTCTAGAGGCCTTTAGAAGCGGTTTCTCATAGTAGGCTATATGATCTGGTACACCATACTGCAAAGCATCATTAATTAAACCATCATTGATATACCAATCATTTTTATTTTTGCTATATCTTTCTGAATGTCCAGCAAATAAAATTTTGCCGTCTTTAATTAAAGATACAGATGCATCATGAGACGTCTCATTAACTCCTAAAATTATCATTAATATATGAACCTATTCTTTTTTTTCTTTTTAAACTTTTTAAAAAAAGAATAAACATAATATTTAATTTTTATTGATATCAACCCAGTTCTCCTTTATATAATTTAAAAAAGCTTCATAGTAATGGATATGCCTATGCAAGCCAAAATGTGCATGCTCTATGCCATTTCCTCTATCCATTGCAGTATCAAAATGTGCATCTATTTTTAGCTCATTGTGACAAGGTAAAGTTTTTAAAGTGCCGTCTGCATCTTCCCATTCTTTTACATTTACGCTAATATAGTTATTAAATAAAAAATGTTCTTGTATGTCTTCAAAAACTAGTTCTGATTTCAAATCCCATGTGCTATAAACAAGATTAATTCCCGAAGCATTACAATACATTTCAAGGATATTAATTAATTGTGAAGCATAAAAATGACTTAGTTCTTCTGTCATGACCTCATCTGCAACTAATGGCTTTTTAAAATAAACTGTATCGTGATGATTGTTGCTTGTATTAGCATTCATTTTTGATGCAAAATCAATATAGCTATTTGTTTGAGGATCTTTATTATCAACAAAAGCCCAGTTAAATAACTTGCTGTTGGTATTTGTAAAAAATTGTTCTGCTGCTAATAAATTTGGATTGTTAAAAACTAAAAATCTATTAAAGTCTGGGAATAAAGCAACAATGTTTTTGGGGTGTCCAAACTGTTTTATATAAGCAAATATTTTTAATATTTGACCTACTATGCTATCTCCATGCATAGCTACCGATGCATATGTCCCACCCAAAGATTTCATAAGCTGTTCATGCCAAACATATTCTATCGGCAAACCAACCCCATAGGTGACCGAACACCCAGAGAATAAGTAGTCTACGTTATTTGAAAAAGCTGGTGATCTATATCCATAATCATTTTCTATAACTTTGCCTACGTCCCAGCCTGGAAATATATTGCCTAAGCCTTCCCCTATATATTCTATTACATTGCCGTATAGATTTTGAATTGTTCTGTTATTATAATTAATCATATTAGAAGATTTTTTTGCTAATATGACATCATATAAATTTAAATTATCAGATTTCATTTTTTAAAGAATTTTCTTTTTCAACTATTTGTTGAACGTATTCTGAAAAATGTTTTCTAATTGCTCCCATTGGTCTTGACCCAAATGACTCCCATATTCTTTTATATTCTATTATGTTTTGTAGTGTAGTTGGGCATACAACAATTCCATTATAGGATTTCATCACTATAGGCAATGGAACATGCTTGCTACAGCACTTACATTGTTTTGCCAGTTCCTGATATTCGCTCATATTATTTGCATCCTGTCCATTGCTTCTCTTAAATCTGCAGGCATTCTTGGTGCCCTAATCATATTATAAGATGTTGTATCTGGGTCATCTTTGGTCCCAAAATCATTATCATAACTCATTGATTCATATGTATGAACATTAATTTCTTGATTGTTATCAAACCTTGTTCTACTTATAGCATTAAATATTGCACCGCATGTAGCATCTGCTAAATCTTTAGAGCCTTTTCTTGGGTGATCTACTTTATCCCTCATGATCCTAAGCTGACATAGTTCATCTATAAGTAATGGTATATGTGGCCCTATTAATCTTTCTTCCGCCACAACCATTGCCATATCGTCATAATGTTTTTTAGCAACTGAAAGGATCTCTGTATTAATTCCATATTGTTTTAGTTGCTGCATCATATCGTGAGAGTTCCATCGGTCAAATGTACATATAGATATGTTAAACCCTCTAGTTTTTAAAGATAAGATATAGTCTTTTACCTCAGTAAAATCAACAGATTTATCTGGTGTTGGGGTCCAGTACCTAACTGCGTCTACTTCTACTATTGGTGCTGGCTGAGAATAAGTATCTGTTACTTTTACATTCACCCATTTATTAACATGAGCCATTGTAACGGCACAATGGTCATGTTTTTGAGCAAGGTCTACGTGTATATAATATTTTTTATCTGGATCTGGCAAAAACCATTCCTCTAGTCTTCCAAACGTATCAACGGCTATTGAACCAACATTAAAAGCTTTTTCTACTTTTTCTCTTGATTTAAAAAATGCATCCACTGCATCGGGTGGCATGCATGCAAATCTTGAAAGAGCGTCAGTTGGGTTTGTATAGAATGCTGTTTTAAAGTCGTCAATTTTTCTAACTGGGTTGATCTCCCAAGTTGGACGTTTAATTGCATATACTTTAGGTATTTTATAAGATATGATATGGTCTTCTTCCCATTGTATTTCAAACTCATTTCCGTCTGTGCCATCTGGTAGCTCCTCATACATTTTAAATTTGTAATCTCTAATTATAGTTTCTTTTTCACCTACAACTGCATCGTACCTTTGTTGGATATAGTCATTTTTAAAACGAGGAAAAGACAATAAAATTACTTTACCAAAGTCTGGGAAACGTGAGTCTACTGAAGCCCTATACATCTCATACACAGCGCTACCAGTTTTTGCTTGGTCGTGGCCCGTTGTATTTTCTATAGCAAAGCCAGATATCTCATCTAATATGACTACTATAACATTGTAGCCTTCCCAAGCTTCTCTTTCCGAGTGACCCGAGTGAACTGTAATGGCTTTATCAAACTGAATTTCTGATGCCTTAGCATAATACTTTCCAACAAACCACGGTGATTTATCTATTCTGCTTCTAAATCCTTTAAAGAAAACATTGCTTGCTTGTTGAGAGTTGATAGCAATATTAATAATATCTATTGAGTCCCCTGGAGGTTTACCATAATATGTGGCTGGATCCTTTAAGCATAACAATAAATAAACTATATAGGCAACAGCAATTGTTGAACAGTAATCTTTTCCTGACCCTTTCCCAAGTTGGGCAACTACTTCATTTGCAGTTTGCTTAAATCTAATTGATCCTTCTTCTTCGCCAAACAATTTCTTTAGAGTTGACTCTTTATATATTTGAGAACTTTTTTCAATTAAAGTATATTGATATTCTGATAAAGGTGGTAGGCCCAAATAATTTGGATCATTAACAAATGTACGAAGGTCTACAGGCTTTTCCTGAAATTCTTCTCCGTCTAATATGTCAATTAAATCTGAAAAATCAAACGACATTATTCTTCCAAATATAAAAATTAATAGTGTACCTGTAATCAGACAAAAGCTTAGATACCCCATGTTTTGTATTAGCATTATGCAATACTATATCTCCCTTTAATGGATGATAGATTGTATTACTTTCACTATAAAATAAATCTCCGCCTAAAAAATCATTTAAGTAGATAATACCGCCGTATAGTTTTTTGTATCTTGGTTTTGTATGATAATCTAAATCTGTGTGCTCTTCCCAAGACATGCCAGGTTTTGTATTAAAGATCCCTAAATTAGAGCAAAAAATTTTATTATCTAAAATGCTTGAAATTTTTTCATGCACATATTTATCTGGAATATATGCAATTTGTTGTGCAGGATGATCGTTTTCTGTAAAGCTAGAATTAAATGCTTTTTTAAATAACAAGTCTGCTTCTTCTTCTGACAAAAAATTATGAAGAACAAAAGCATTTTCATTAATAGGAATAAAGTTATTTTTATTAAATGACATCAGATTGCTCAATCAAGACTGGCTCAACTATCCCAGTAATTTGAGAAAGTCTTTTTGCAACATCCATCTTACACTTTGGACAACCCGCAGTTACTTCTTTAAGAATACCCACTAAAATTTCTTGTTTACGTTCTGTTTCGGCAATCTGAGATGCAATCTGAGTGTTTTCTAAAACTCCTACGGATTGCAGCATAGCAATTCTTTTTGTTTCAATATCAGATATAAGTTTTAATGCGCCAGCTTTGACGCTAAGTTGGCCTTGAGTATCGGCATCCTCAACTGTTTTCCAAGCTTCCTTGATAAGCATTGCATAGTGTTGATCAGCCCCAGATATGGCCTCACGGGCACGATCTCTAATATTATTATCATTATGTACAACAGATTTCCATTCGTCTAAGTACTCTAAGACTTCTTTTCTGGAGAACCCTGTAAGGGTGGCTATCTGTGTAGCCGAATTGCCCTTTAAAAGCTCTTCTACGACCTTATTCATGCGGTCAAAATGTACTGCTAGCTCAATTTCGCTCATATAGAAATTATACCATGTTTTAGTTGACTAAGACTTATTGGCTATTTTAAGCAGAATTAAATAGCCTATTAGATCATCAATATCATTGTCGCCAGCAAAGCCCTGGTTATTCATAACTCTATTTAGCTTATCATCAATTCTAACTTTAAGCTGTTCTGTTGCGTCCGCCCTCGAAAATATTCTTGATGGGTTTAAAGCTGAGTCTCCATACGAAATATTTTTATCAATTAAAAGATGTGCAATTTCATGGCATGCCGCCCAGATTTTTGAGCCTGATGGAGCCCCCACTGAATGTAAATAAAGATCTCTACATGAAAATTGTTTTGCATCTTCGTATACTGGTCTTAATGTCATTTTCTTTTAACTAATCCAAACTCCTGTAAATATCTCTGTATAGTCATAGCAGAGACACCGCACTCTTTACTAATTTCAGTTATAGTTTTTTTTTGAACTATATATTTTCTATATAGCCAATCTTTGCTTTGATATAATTTCATCTTTTTGTTAACACCTGATTACTATAATGTGCAATTCCAAAGCTATCCGCCACATCAAAATCTATAATATTTAATCCATATTTATTATTAAAATAATCAGCCGTTCTTTGTTTTCTCATATTGCGTAGTTGATTCTTGTACCAAGATTCTGCATATCCTGGGTTAGCCAAACGCACCGCAGCTTTTTCTTCTTTGGTAGGATTTTTATTTCCTATATAAGATTGCCATGCTGATGGTGATATAGTAATAACCTTTGCTCCCGTTGACATTAGTTCTGCAATTACAACTCCATAAACATAAGACAATTTTATCACAGCATCTGGAGATCTGACAAGTATTGCACCTTCAACAACTATATAATCACTCTTAAGTTCTTTTAACATCATTGACATTTTATTTTTAGCGTCATAAATTTTTTCATAAATGTCTTCGCCCATTAAATTAATCTTGCCCCATTTAAGTGGTATATCATCTTCCATCAGGCAAAAAGCTATAGAGTTTGTAGAGGCATCTATTCCTAAAACTCTATTTGCTTTTGTTTTAATTAAACTAGCTAATTTCATTTATTATATCCGATATAACTTTCTTTGTTTTATTGTAGTTAATTTTTAAACAAGATGAGCAAGTATCATCTGAATTATATCTACTAAGTTCTGCTTTACATTTTTTGCAATGCCTAAGAGCACCTTTTTTAATAGCTTTTTTTTCATAATACCTGTCCATAATTCTTTTATTTGTAGCAATTCTACAACATTCATCGCAACAATATTTTTGATTATGAGTTTTAGACTCAAACTCTTTGAGACATTCTTTGTTTGCACATATCATAAACTAGAATCCTCATATAGCTCTATTTGAACTGTTCCTAACGGGGTAGATTTATCGTAACATTCTTTTTTAATTGGGCAATAGGTACAAGGCATTTTAGATTTAGTGGCCCCAGCTGGACGCATTGGTAGATCGCCATCTTTAAAATTGTCATAAACTTCTTGCATCCAAAGAAAGGCATTTTCAATTATGTTTTTGTTTTTTTCATTCATTGATATTGGAATGATTAGGATCTCTTGTGTGTTTTTATTTTCATACAAAAAGAATCCTTCTTTGGCATTTTTTAATTTCATATAAGTTAAAAGCTGAAGCATATGATTAGATGAAGATTTCATTTCTGACTGCCTGGTATCCCATACTTCTTGCTTGGCCGTTTTAATTTCACCAATTACAGTTTCGCCATCATATTCCATAATTAAATCTATAAACCCACGAATAGGAGGATATTCATTAATAATTTCTTCTTCTTCCGCTTTCCATTCAGGCATGGTTGCTATAAGCTTTTGAAGTCTTTCATGAGCTTGAGTTCCTTGAGCCATATTGGCTACAGCAACAGCATCATTGTCATCAATAAAAACTGCCCCAGAAAAAGCCATATACCAATATCTAGGACATTTGCCATGACCGTAGCCCAAAGAGCTCGGGCTAAATGATTTTTTAGTCATTTCTCCGTCTGCACGTTTAGTATTCCTGTAAGCCTCATCAAGCAAATCTGCAAATTTTTCGGGATCAAAAAATTTACCTGTATGTTTTTTAAATTTAAGGTTCTTTACAATATCTCTAGCCACTACTTAATGTCCTTCCAAAATGCTATAAGCAAAAATAAAACTGGACCAAAGATAACCGTAGCCTGTATCCAATTCATGAGTTGTACCTAACGACATATTTAAGTGCATCTACAAGCTTGTCTATGGACTCTTTAACCGAATAGTAAACATTCTTTTTATTATTGTTTACCGTGCCCGCTTTATCTTTAGCAATAGTAGAATATACTGATGCCATTACTGCAAATTTGGTTGACATTGCTTGAAGCTCCATAATTAAAACAGGAGCTTTGGCAGAAGGGACTTCTGGATTCATTAATATTTTTACTACTATTGCCAATGCTTTATCCAGGTGTTCGTCCTTCATATATTCATGAAGATCATTAAACTCTGTAATATCGCTAATTAGCTCAAGTGTATTTTTATCTTCCGCCATTTTTAATCCTCTTGTCCCATTCATTAATAAATAATCCCATTGGATAACCCACGCTAAACCCAATCACCAACCCAAATAAAAAACCGATCATTATATAAATCTTCCAATTAAAGTTGAACCAATCCACAATCCAACAATACCCATTACGGCTGGAAATACTGGAGGCACTGGCACTGGCAATCTAAACAGTGTAAAGACTGCGCCTACCGCTGCTCCTGTAATAGTGCACAATATAATTTCTCTCATTACAAAGTTCTCCCATCAATATAAATATCGTTTTCTTTTTTAACATAAACTTTAATAGCTGGATTAATTTTTGCAGTTTCTTTGCCTTCAATATTTACTTCTCGATCATATATCCCTGTATCAACTTTTAACTGAACATCTGCATCTACAAGCTTATTCCATTCTTTCTCGCCATGCTTTTCAATTCCCTCAAACCATTCTTTAGATCCTTCATAATCCCAAATGGCAAACATTCTAACAAAAAGCTTTTTGTTTCCTTCTGTAACAGCTGCTGCTGAGTGCCAATAAGGTATGCCAGATGGGAATGCTGTGACGTCTCCATATTTAGGTTTGTATGTTATGACTTTTGCATCTTCATCAATTTCATTTAAGAACTGAACCTCTCCACCTTCATAATCATCATTTACATAAATTGTAATTGTAATAATTTGCTGGCCTCTTGGCTGTCCAACTCTGTGCTTGTGTGCGTCAGTGTGGAATGTAATTGCAAGTTGTTTTTCTGGATGAAGGTCATGCTTTAAAACTTCAATAATGGAAGAACTAAACCTACTAATATGCGGTCTATTTAGTTCCCAGCTAGTAATATAGTCTGGCCAATAACCTGATTGAGACCACTCATCAATATAGTCTTTAAATACAGATTTAAATACTGTTAAAAGCTTTTCTCTAAAGTCATATAAAAATATTAAATCTTCATCAACTAAATTTTTAGGCTTTTGTTTCCAATTGTAAAAAGTTTTTTTACCAAACGTGTGCCATGGAACCCAGCTATTAATTGGAGAATCATCATCCTGTTCTGGTGGAGGTGTTCCATGATTATCCCCTCTTGTAGAATCTTCTTCATGAACAACTGTATATGAACTAGTATCAGTTTCATATTTATCCATTAACTCATAAAATCTTACTAGCTCTTCTTTTTCAAACATGTCTCTGTATACAACAACTTGAGGCATTACCTGATACTTATTCATTGTTTTCCTCCCAAAATTGGATCAGCTCTTCTAGAACTGCCCATTCAATTATTCCTAGCCTTACTTTTGATTCTTTTCCTATTATAATTTTTAATGCTGGGTGCATATCTCTATTAACTTTAAAAGTGTCTGTGCATATCTTTGCCCAGTTATCTTTGTTTAAAGTAAAAGAAGAACCTGCCTCTTTATAATCCACAAGGAATTGTTTCCATTGTGCATCTCCCTTTTGATAGTCACCTCTGCCTGAATTTTTTTGAGCTTTGGCACCATCTCTTTTAACTTCTGATCTTTCTGACATTAGCCTATCTTGTGCCTTGTCTCATGCCCATTTTTACAAGTCCAGTACATTTCCATATCTTTATTATTAAAATAATATTCATGAACAAATAAATCACATGTTGAGCATGGCCTCATCTGTTCAATAATCTCAACACGATTATCTAATGTTACTTCAGGCGTTTTCTTATCAAGAAATTCATTAAGATTTGGCATTTATATCTCCTACTAAACTGTCTACAACATCTGGATTTTCCCTTAAGTATGCTACAGCCTTTGCACGTCCTTGAAAACGTTCTCCATTTACTGTGTACCATGCTCCGCCCTTTTCTATTGCGCCAATCATTTCTGCAACATCTAGTGTTTCTCCAACACTATCCACACCTAGGGCATCTCCTTGGTAATAGAAATCATATTGTCCTGAAAGGTTAGGGGGGCCGAGTTTGTTGTAATCAACAATCCAATTGACTGGTCTGCCAACTCGCTGTTCAATAATCTTGTCACCAACCTTAACGCCAGCCTTAATCGCATTTGCTTCAGCTTCTGAGGACCAAAGCTTAATGACTGTTGAAGAAAAGAATTTGACTGCCATTCCCCCTGTCGGGATATGGGAAGCATGCATAGATCCAAATTGATTTCTTTGCTGTGAGATGAGAACCAGTAGTGTATTTTTGTTTGCATAATTTAACATCTTGACCGCATGGGTCATATCCTTTGCTTCTGCTCCGATTTGCTTGGTGTCTTGCAAATCTTTCATTTCATTTCCATCTTTTTCAAAATAAATTGCTGGAAGTAATGCTGAGATAGAATCAACTACAATTAAATCAACGCCTGCATCCATTAACTTTGTTGCAACATCAACCATGTCATTAACTGTTTTAGCTGATGAGTAAATAAGAGAAGATGAATCTACTCCCAATGTTTCCGCCCAGGACTGGTCATATGATGCTTCTGCATCAATCCAAGCGCAGGTTTTCCCTTCTTTTTGTGCAAGAGCAATCATCTGCAAACAAAATGAAGATTTACCAGCGGATTTGTTACCCCAAACAAGAACTTGTCTTCCATAGCCCAAGCCGCCTTTGAGTGCCATGTTTAGCCCTATGCTAGGAGTCTTTTGCTTTTCAACCTTTACATCTTGTGCTGCTTTTACTCTTGCTCTTGTTTTTGGATCTAATCCTGCTAGGATGTCATCAATCGCTATAGTCATTTTTTCTCTTTCTTTTATACAATTATATCATTAAAATAAATTGCCGTGAAGCTTTGGACGAATTTTATTTTTTTCTATTTTATTAAATAAAACTTCATCTAAACTATGAGTAATAAATCCAGCATTTCTCATTGAAGCATAAAGATCTAAAGTTCTAATCAAAACATCAGCCATTTCTTCTACAATTTCTTCTGAGCCTTTATTTTTCCTAATTGCTTCAAGAACTTCTGTTACTTCGGAGTGTACAAGAGCAAGCTTATTGCCAAAGACGTCAAAGTTTTTTGGATTATCCCAGAAACCTTTTTCTATTGCAGTTTCATGAAGAATTGCTGCTAAAACATCTAGCCCATAATCTGTTACTAGCTCCACTACGTTATTCGAAGCTTTCAATGAGCTGGTCGTTATTGAACCCTGATCCATCTTTTCCTTTTAATTTAAACTTAAATGATTGACTATCTAAATCGTAATCAACTTGTAGCTCTTTATCTTCTGTTGCAGCATCAATAAATGATGAGCTTGGAATTGTAATTTCTTTTTGAATTTCTAAAATTGCAACTAATATCTTTGATACATTCAAAGAAGCAAAGATATCTGTTGGTTCTTTTTCTGTCATTTTATTTCCTTTATATTTAAGGTGCCGTCATCCAATTTGGCTAACGTTACTTTACATTTCATTCCCTCTCGCATTTTAGCGAGAGTCATTTTGTACATTGCTGGAAATGCGATTGCTCTGGTAAGAACCTTATTGCTATCTGATAGCACTATGTGGCTCATTTGCTTTCCTGCCTTAGTTGTATATGGGGTAAAGTTTACCACAATATACTCGTCCTCTTCAAGGTCATATGATTTAGCATATAAATAATCAACAAATAAATCATTTGATTTTGGATCAATATCGTTAACTTTAATGTAACGAGCTATTCGATTATCCCCAACTAAAATAAAATACATTTGTCCAGTTTCTATTTGAGTCTGCTCAGTGTGAAATAGTCCAACCGTTCCAGTTTCATCTACGAGCTCAACTCTAGACCATCCGTTACCTCGTTTAATAGACTTTACCATTCCAAACATAACAAAGGAACCAAGGTCGTCAAACTCTTCAATAGGTCTTGCCTGTGCTTTAATCCTTGGGGGAATACCTTCAAGATTAAATGTTGGAATGCCTAAGTATTCGTAGTAATTGTCTTTTTCAGTTCCTTGCCTTTTGTTATCAGGGAACGCAGCACCGCCGATGGCGTTAAGAGCAGTAATAGCACGGCTATTAATACCAGAGCCTTTTTTCGATGCTTGATCAATAAAGTCAGCATAATTTTTGTATGGCCTTCTCTCTATAATTTTATTGGCAATGCTATCTGAAATAAATTTTACTTCAGCAAGCCCAAATCTGATTGAATCATTTTGCAAAGAAAAATATAATTCAGATTCATTGATATGAGGTAAAAGAACTTTAAGACCTAGTCTTTTAGATTCAATTAAATATTCTGTTCTGGCGTCTTTATCATTTTCATTCTTAAGAACTGAAAACATAAATTCAAGTGGGTAATAAGTTTTAAGCCAAGCAGTATAATAAGAAAGCATGGAGTAAGCAACAGCATGAGAACGGTTAAAAGAATAGCCAGCATGCGCCTCAAAGTTGTGCCAAAGCTCTTCTGCTTTTTTCTTAGAAATGTGTTGTGAAGCCCCAGTAATAAATTTATCTTTGAACTGGTCGAACTCTTTTGCATCTTTCTTTTTACCAATAATCTTGCGAACCTTGTCAGCTTCTGCCCAAGACATCCCTCCCAAGTGTACGCATGCTTGCATAACCTGTTCCTGATAAATAATAACACCATAAGTGTTTTCTGTAAAGGGCTTCATAACTGCATGCGTATAGTCGACTGCTTCATTGCCATGTTTACGCTTAATATATGCAGCACCAACTGTATTCATGGCTCCTGGTCTTACAAGCGCATTAGATGCAACTAAATCTTCAAATTTATCTGTTCCCATTTTAATCAAAAGATTGGTATAGGGAGTTGCTTCTGCTTGAAATACGCCTTTAGTAAATCCTTCGCTGAGCATCTTATAAACTTCTGGATCATCAAGGGTTAAATCAGATAAAACAATATCTTTACCCGATCTAGACTTGATTGATTTAAGTGTGTCAGAAATCACAGATAAGGTCTTAAGTCCTAGTGCATCTAGTTTAATAAGACCTATATCTGCAACCGTATCCATATCGTATGCAACGACAGGAATTCTTCCCGAGACTTTATCCTGAGAGTCTTCACGAGATTCTACTGGAGCAAATTTTCTTAAATCATCTTTTGCTACAACAACTCCTGCAGCGTGAACTCCAACGGAACGAATGCGACCACGTAATCTATCGGCAAGCCAAACAACTTCTGGGTAGCGTAATCTAAACTCTTTAGTATTAGGAGAATCAATAAAATCTTCAAAAGTATCTACTGTTTTTAATGCACGATTAACTTCTTGAAGTGGCACCATAAATACACGAGCAGCATCACGAACAACGCCTTTATCTTTAAAATATGTGTAAGTTGAAATAGAAGCTACGTGTTTAAAGCGCTTCTTTAAATAATCTTTAACTTCTTTTCTGCGACGATCTTCAAAGTCTGTGTCAATATCTGGGAAATCGTTACGCTCTTCATTAATAAATCTAAAGAACAACAAGTTATATTCAATTGGATCTACATCCGTAATTCCCAAAGCATAGCAAACTAAAGATCCTGCTGCTGAACCACGGCCAGGACCCACTTTAATATCATTTTCTTTTGCCCAATTAATCATATCTCCAACAACAAGAAAGTATGAGGCAAAATTCTTTTTAGCAATGATTGCAAGTTCTTCGTTAAGCCTATCCGTATAAGCCTCATTTGAAGCCTTCTGAAGCCTCTCTAAGCCCTTTTCAGCCAGCTCACGCAGTCTTTCATCGGCATCTGTTTTTGGAACTGGCAGAAGGTCTAAACCCTGATAGAAATCATATTCGCCAATTTTATCTGCAATTTCCATTGTATTTTCATATATGTCTGTTCGAACAATTCCAGCTTTATTGAAATCTGATTCAATTTCTGAACGTGATTGAATAAATAGATTATAGTCTTGAAATGAAATTCTGCGATCAGGATAAAGATAATTAAATCTATCAATCATATCTTTCATGTTGCGTGACATATCAAAGTCTGCATCTTTATCTACTTTAGGGGATGTAGATAAAATAAGTAAAGCTTCTTCTAATACTCTATCTTCTTCTTTAGCAAAGTGAGCATCCCCAGTTGCCACCGCTTTAATTTTAAGTTCGTCTGCAAGCTCAAGAAGCTTTGAGTTTATTTCTTGAGGGTTATGAGATTGAACCTCCACATAAAAATCTTCACCGAAAGTTTTCTGAAAATCTTTGAGAACCATTTTAGCTTCTGAGAACTCACCTTTTTCGATAGCCTTAGAGATGAGACCATTAAGGCATCCAGAAAGAACAATAATACCTTCCGCATATTCTTTTAAAACCTCCCTATCAATACGTGGCTTATGATAAAAGCCTTCGTTCCAAGCTAATTCTTGCAAGGTGTTTATATTCTCTAAACCCTTTTTGTTTTTAGCAAGCAAGATAATATGATTATACGCCTGAATTGATTTATCTGTTTTAGAAGATCTATCAAATCTATCTGTTGGAGAGATGTATGCTTCTACTCCAAGGATCGGCTTAATGCCAACTTCTTTTGCCGCTATCTGCATATCACGATGGGATGAAAGAGTTCCATGGTCTGTAATAGCTATTGCTGTTTGACCCGCATCTAAAGCGGCCTGACAAAGTTCTTTTGGAGAATTAAGACCATCCATTAAAGAATAATATGAATGAACATGTAGGTGTGTAAAGTCTTTATTCAAAGTCTACCTGATTCTCAAAGTGTTCTGGGGAAATTGTTTGCTTATCGTCATCCATGGCACCGCAAGATACACAGGTTACTTGGCCGTCAAGGTCCAGCTCAAAGACACATCCTTCTTTATTGCATGATATTGTCATTAGTATCCGCCTAAACATTCATTTCTAGTGTGATAAAGTCTAATTTTCATCAACATTTTTTTACTTGAAGCGCTTAGCAATTCATTACAGCAACCACAATTAACATCCCATTCACCTGAAAAAAAGTCATAGCGATATCCAAATTTTTGCGCTGCATATTTTTTAGTTCTAAATGTTGTAAATGGGTCTGGTATCTCGTATGAAATCATGATGTCATTCTACTAAATAGAATAGGGGCAGTCAATAGACTGCCCCTAACTATTTTAGCTTACCAGTCTACGCTGCTGCTAGTTGCAGAAGGTTCTTCTGCATTTCCGCCTTCACCAGCAAAGAAAGCTTCTTGCTCTGTATAAGGCAAGTCACGAACTGCTGTTGTTTCTAGATCATATAGCTCTAGTGAAGATGAATCAAATGGAGCTTCATCTTTAGCAAGTGGAATAATTGTATAGCTTGTGTCTGTCTTTGTTCCCGAACGCTTAATACGCCACATTAGGTTTGTAATTGAACCCATTTCTCCTGCGTACTCAATAAGTGTTGGTGTAATTGTTTTACCGCTTGAACCCTGAGAAAGAATTGCCACGTATGGGTCTTCTTTGCCATCATCGATTAAAACATTAATGTAAAGTCGTGAACGACCCTTCCATCCAGCCTTGTAATCTTTGCGGTGTTGTTCGCATCCATAGCACTTGCCTTGATCTTCCATTGTGCAAAGCGCCTTGCGACGATAATCTTTTGGATTGGTATGCTCTACGGCAATAAAACCAAGTCCAGCCTTTTCGTTGTATGTTGGTGAATCTGGATCAAGCTCTTGAAGGAAACGAACCTTCACGCTTTCAGCATCTTCAAGCTTGGCCCAACGAGCCTTTACTGCGTCACCTTCTGAATATGAAGGCTTGTCCATAACCTTATTTAGGTCTTTTAGTCCTTTAACGATACCCATTGTATCTCCTTAGTTTGTAGTTGATGGTATATATCCATCTGTATTACTTATTATATCATTACCAACTGACATATTCAATATGAGAAACGGCATTTTTAATGCATTTTATTATTTCTTCGCTTGTCATATCTCCTGCATCTTTTGCATCATGAGGGTATATCTTACCATAATCATAAGAAGCCCACAAGATATCTTTCATATTTAATCTATTAGCAATACTCATTCCCAATTCCCGCCCAGCTTCATCGGCATCAGTCATAATTGTTATTTTGCTAAAATACTTATTAAGCAATTTTTGTTGCTCTACAGATAAAGATCCGCCTAAAGTTGCCACAACATTAGGAAAGCCTGCTTGTTGAATTCTAATGGCATCAAAATTAGATTCAACAATGATAACGTGGTCTCCAATTTTTTTAGCACGATGAATATTAAATAATGTTTTGCTCTTTGGAAGGTTAGTGCTATTTTTAAAAGACTTACCTTCAATAGATCTTCCAACGATTCCGATTGGAGTTCCATCTGGACTATGAACTGGAGTAACAACCATATTCATTGTTGGAGAATAGCCCAAAGTAAAATATTCGGCAGATTCTTTTGTAATTAACCTTGACCCTAAATACTCTTTTGCTTGCTTACTTTCTGCTAAATCTGCATGAAGTCTATCTATTGTTTCTTGTGGAAACTCTTCAAACTCAGGTTTATCTTCCATTAAACCTTCAAGCATTTCATCAAAATTTTCTAAAGCTTCGTTTTGTTTAGATCCGATAAATCTAAGGGCTTCGAAATCGTTTTTATGTAAAATTCTTTTTACAAGCTCAATTAAACTGCCAGATTCTCCACAAGCTGGATTATAGCAAAGCCAAGCTCCGTTATCGCAACTAATGCTAAAGCTGGCAGTGTGTCTATTAGAATGAAATGGACAATATAAAAGTAAGTTATTATTGGCTTCAGATGTTTCCTTAAGCCCTAAAGCTTTTACAATAGCCTTTATTTGAGAATGGGCGTACTGCGTGGAATCAATTTTCCTTGCGTTATACCCTCTGATTGCCATGCTTTCTTCTTTCCCACATATACTCCATAGAGTGTCATTAAGAACATCCATGTTTGTCCGTCAAATTCTACCGAAAAGCTAGGGTCTATGTCAAGTACTCTCGCATAGCCTTTACCTTTCATGTCTTGAGTTAACAAGCTATCATATTGTGCTCTAACTCTGATCATGTCTGAGTCGTCTTTAAATTTAACCTCTACTTGAAATCTTTTTATCTGTTTGTGATTCATTATTTTGGAAAGGATTCTCATAAATTTCTTTGATGATACCACGGTTGATATCCCAATCTAAATATAGACCAAATTCGTGACCATGTCTATTCTTACGTGACACCACCTCAATCATATTGGTTCCTGGATATTTATGAACGGCCATAGCCATATCAGCATCGTACTCGATTGCTTTAGACCACGCAACTTGAGACATCATCGGTGGATTATCTTGATCTGATACATCATCAGCCGTTGCTGCAGTAATATCAATAATTGGGATATTGTTTGAAACTGCAAGCATCTTAAACTCACGAGATACGTTTCTATTTCGCTCAACTTCTGATTGACTTCTCTTATTATCATTAAACAGCTGATGATAATCTAAAATTACAAGGTCTGGTTTATGTTGGTCAATTTTTCCTTGAATGGTGGCAGGGGTAACTTCTGTGTTACCTTCATTTGAAATAAGAATAAAACTATTTTTGTTCTCAAACTTTTTTGAGGACCAAGAACGAAAATCATCAATATTAATATCGCCCTTTGAAAAATCTGAAGCCTTAAATAAACCCGAGCCAAGCATTGTATAAATACGATCACGCATATTTTCAGGAGACATTTCAAGAGAAACAATCATGGGCTTAAAACCTTGTTCCCAAGCTTTGCATGCAAGGTAAGATGTAAACCATGTCTTACCACGCCCTGGCCAGCCGATAGCGACGATTAGGTGTCCTGGAGCCATACCTGTTGGGTATGCTAGATCAATGGCCTCAAAACCTGTTTTAATGCCTGGAGAGCCACCCATTTCGGAGGACCTGATACGAAGTAGCTCCATATGTCTAATTGCTGCTTCTGAATCGGTAATATCAAGATCTCGAACATTATTTGTAAACTTACTAAGGCTAGCCAACTGGCTTTGCATTTGTTCAAGCACTCTAGAAGCTGCATCTTCTTTCAAAGCAGACCCGCTTCTTAGCAAAATATTTTTAAGCTTATTAGAAAGAAATTCGTTTTTAAGGGTATCTAAATAATATCCTGTTTCCGCCTTTGTATCTACTGGCTCAAAGTCTTTAAACTTTTCTTGCAGGATTCCAACTTCGGGCACAGCTTTAAACTTATAGTAATAAGACTTAAGGCCTTCCCAAATATCTTTATGGGAATTAAATAGTTCGTCTACGTTATCAGCAAGCAGTGTACTAATATCTTTATTTTTGCATACTGCCGAAATTAATGTTGCTTCTGTATTCATAGTCCGCCTTCTTCAACCATCTTCTTCGTTTCCTCCAGTAACAAACGACGTTTAGCTTTGTCTTTTTCAATCTCAATCTTTAGTGCATCCATCTTATCAAAGTTATAAAAGAAAAACTGCAATGGATGACCATTTTTAGTAAGTCCAAAATAATACTCTAATAGCTCTTTAGCACGATCATATCCTACACTATCGATAACATCTTGCATAGCCCATTTTTCACGAAACTTATTAATTGTGGGTACACGACCATACTTTTCTTTAAATAAAGATTGGTATAGGCTTAAAAGAATATAGGGCCCCTTATCACTTGCCACGCTTTAGCTCTTCTTCCACCTCTTGTGTCTTCTGAATAAGCTTTTCTTCTACAAACTTATAGACACGTTCTGTTGCCACATCAACATGTTCACCTTGACGAACATCATCCTCAACACCAATGCCAATTTTAATGCTCTCATAATTACCTAAATTTCTGGTAAATGATAAATCAACTTTAACTCTTGTTGTCATTTGTGCTCCTTTTTAATATGGTTCGATAATGTTAAATGTGCAAAATCAGATCTGACTTCCAACTCTTTTTTGCATTGTGGACAAATTACAATTTTATTACTTGCCATTACTCCGCCTTCCAAACTGGAACAAACTTTCCTTCGTCTGTTTTAGTATACAATATAAAGTTGTTTTTGAGAAGACCCTGCAATTCTGCCTTGGATGGAACTTCAGATGAATGCCCTGAATCCAATATATGCTGATGTATATCCAATATGTGTTTTTGATTAAACATATATTTAGACCAAGATGGGCTATCTGGATTTCCTATTGGATATATCTTGTCTGGAGACATAACCTTTTCTTCCAAAATATAATCTTGTATCGTTACCCTATGTTTATTTAACATTGCTGCAACTTCTACAATAGTATAAGCCTTTTCCATATTCTTTTTTACTTGAGAATATGAATACATCATTCTTTTTTTATCAGCATAGCACCAAGCAATTAGCTCATCTTTTGATCTTGATGAACTAAGTACTTTATGTATCTTATCGTTTAAGAAGAAATACCGTAAGTTTTTTGATTTGCCGTCTCTTTTTGATCTAGCCATTTACCGAAAGCACTCGTTTCTTTATTAATCATCCAGCGTTTCCCGCACATGATGCAAAACAATTCCATATGTAGTTTTTGAGAAAATACTCTATCTACAAAAACTCTTCCACCACATTTGCCACACCACATTATAGAGTAAACACCTTTCCATCTACTACACAAGAGTAGTCGGGAGATACGTGAATCATTTGAATGTGAGGATAATCATTTACAATATGTGCTACTGCAAATCCTTTTTGCCAATCGTGGTGCTGTGTGTATTTCATTCCATCTGATTTTTCATCGCACATGTGGCCAATCTCATACCCACGAAGGGTTTCTCCCTCGCCATTATTTCTAAGCTCATACGTTACCATATGAGAAGCAATTCTATGTGAGTGCCCACGGATTAATGATATCTGCATATCTTCCATATCTTTTCTTGCTGATCCTGTTGCAGCAATTGAAAGTCCATGGTGAACGTGGATATCTCCAAATCTGCGCTTTGGCAATTCGTTGTAATAAATATATTCATATCCTAAAGAGTCTAAAGACCAAAGTGATTCTGGTGTTACATCTTTTGCATAGTCTGGAAGCTTCTTATCAATATAATCAAAGATACGAATATCATGATTGCCTAGTGCTGAAAATAGCTGTGCATCTGGCAACATCTCACGAGTCTTAGCATAAAAATCTCTTGCTCCCTTTGCTTCATGCCTCATCATAGGAACAATTAAATCACGACTATCATTTTTATGTAATTCTAAAAATTCTGCGGAACGGCCTTCTGTATATTTACTGTAACATGCTTGGTCGTCTGTATCACCCAAATAATCTACAACATCTGGCTTAAACCACTTCATAACTTTAAACCACAAAGCGATCATCTTATCATCTTGATATGGAAACTGCTGGTCGGATGATAGCATCCACTTTAAATCGTTGCTCATTAAATACCTTAATACGAAAAAAGTCACGGGTACGTGACTTTGATGTTACAGTAATTGTAACATATTGGTTTGACTTGTCAATAGTTTAAGCTAGTTGCCCAGCAACAAATACGGTAAATTTTATAGTTGCATTTGCTGTATTTGTTCTAAATCTAATAGATGCACTAGTTGGCCCAACGCTTTCAACTTGTGGAAAAATTTGAGAATTATTCCATGAGGGAGAGCTTTGGCCGATTGTATTTATTTGAACCCAAACTGCTGGTGTGCCTACAAAAGTTTTTCCGTAGTTTGCAGTAAATTGAGTTCCACCTGCATCTGAAGATTTAATTGCTTTAGTTCCAGAAACTGGCACAACAGTGCTATATGCAACTGTAGTTGTAGCTTTTGGATCGGTTGAATTTGCAAGTCCTGATGCATCTACTGCAATATTAGATACCGTTTCGCCCTTTGCAACTGTTTGTAAATTTGTAATTATTAATGACAATAGATCAGATGTTACTGGGTCTCCAGCATTGATTGTCATTGGTTTAAGGGTGATTGCCATTTGTTACTCCTTTGGTTGTTCCGCTGGAACTTCCTGATCTTTAATTTGTTCTACTAGCTGTGTAATTTCAGCACGAAGAACCGCAACATGTGTCTCGTATTGTGAGACTATTTCGCCAATTCTTTGCTGTAATGCCTGTATTACTAATTCTGCTTTATCCATTATATCTCCTTGATAGATTTACAGTATATCATTATTAAAGATTACTGTCTAGGCCGTGCAAAGCCTTATATGATTCAGTTGTCATATCTTGATCTGTAATATTTAAATGTCTTGCATATGATTCTTTTAATAGTAGTCCACAATCTGGACAGTTGGCGTAAGCAAAATTTGAATCAAGACTTGATGCAAATAAATCTTTATCGTTTATGCATACAGAACACCAAAATTTAAACATTTTTAATCTCCAGTTCATTTATTTTTAATTCAAGAGTATCTATTTTATCTTTCATATCTTTTACAAGAGGTATTAATAAATAAAATAGTGCGTGTTCATTTCTTAAAGCAGTTGGCTCTCCATTTAAATTTCTTTGAACAAAATATCCTAAGCCAACTTCTTCAAGTTCTTCTACTATTGGTCCCATTGAACCTGTTCCCCATACTGCAGGATCTGTTTCAGGGTGTTCATTTATATACGTATAAAAAGCTGGCTTAACATCTAAAATCTTTTTATAATAACTTTCTGGAAGGTAGGTTATATTTTCTTTAAATCTTCTTGATGAAGAATCTTTTACAGAATCAACTATATATCTAAAACTTGTAGCCCTTACAGTATTTCTAATTTCAGCTGCGTAGGCTCTTGATGCAGAATCTGCTGCAAATCTAAACACATTTGAGTTTGTATTTACATAAAATTGTGCTCCAGTGTCTCCTGAATTGCTTCCAGCTATAAAGTTAAATACGTTGCTACTAGTAAATGGGTACCCTGATTCCCAGCCAATATTTATTTTATTGCCAAAGTAAATTCTTGGACCAACAGAAAAATCTGCAGATAAATCTCCACCACTTAATGAAAACCCACCTATTTGTCCTGATGTTGCATATACTGTACCTCTTAATGAAAGAGCTCCACTTGAAGATAAGCTAAATGTATTTACATTTCCTGCATATCCTCTAATACCTAAATTATCTATAAATAATCCATTTGAAGTATCGCCAACAACTTTTAAAGTACTTAATTCAATAGAGCCAGTTACTATTTTTGCACCTTCAATTTTAGTTGTATTTGTATTGATTGCAGTTGCAACATCTGCAGCTGCAACTTTTAGCGCTAAAGAATTTTCAGCATTAATAGTTCTATTTTGTAATAAAGTTATGTTATCTCCTGCAGCTACAGCTTTGTCATAAGCTGATTGCAACCTGGTAGACAAAACATATCCTCCAACTGTGGCGGAAGCACCCAATGTTCCGTTAAAAGTTCCGTTAGCTTGCAATGCATTTTGTGCATTAGAAACAACTTGAGATGCTGTAGTTCCACCAATTGTTACTGTGCCTGATATGGATGCATCACCATCAATTACTGCGCCTGTTGCATAAAGTTTTCCATTAGAATCAACTTTAAATGCTGCTGCTGAAGAAGATTGTGAACCTACCCAAAGTCTGTATGAATCTGTGGCACTTAATCGCACAATAGATGGCAGTGTTCCTGTAGTATCTCCTAAAGTAATTGTTCCATTACTTTCAATTTTAGTATTACTGCTATATATAGAGCCCGTAGTTTGCGCTGTACCATTTATAGTCCACCCGCCAATATATCCTTGACGAGCATCAAGTTTTCCGTCTGATTGTGTAATAGCTACAGTTTGATTATTACTTGAATCATATGCAAATATTCCTGCATTATCTAGTCTTACTCTTGCTCCAGAGTTTGGCAATACGCCAGCATATAGGGTACCGCCATTTAATTGAACATCTCCTGTAAAAGATCCGCCAGTCGCATTTATTTTTCCTGTTGTATAAAGATTTGATCCATCCCAATATAAAAAGTTTGTAGCGCTTCCAACTCTAAATTGACCAGTGTTTAACCAATAGTTATGCCCGTAGTTTGTTGTAGATTTATTTAATATAATTCCACTATAGGTTCCTGCTGTTTGTGCTGGAGTAATAGTTGTTGATGTATTAATTGATTGAGCTATGCCCGTTCCTATTTTAAACAAATCAGCAGTTTTTCCACCTATAGATAATATAGAGCGAAGCTGTGCAAAAGCATCTGATGGAGCGTTGGCATCTACAATTGGACCAACTGTTCCTGATTGTGGTGAGGTCCAGGATATTGCGTTGTAAGGGCTTTTTGCTGTTACTTGATAATAATATAAGGTATTAGGTATTGCTCCAGTTACGCTGAACTTTGTTGTTGTGCGACCATCAACTTGTCCATATTCCCAAACAGGGCTTGGTGTTGTAGCAGGATTTTGAGTGGTCCATCTTATTACATAGCCCGCCACATTAGTATCAGAGCTTGCAGTCCACGAAGCATCTAGCTGTATACTAAAACCACTTTTATCATCTGGATCTACTGAACCAACAACTGATACCCCTGAAGGAGCTGCTGGGGCAGTTGATGTATCTGGATCTGCATTTTTAGGAGTTACAGATCCTCCAGCATCTGGACCCACTGCAATAACATCGGTATTATTTTGAGTAAGCCATTTATCTCTTGATCTTACTTTAACCCAACGTGGGGCAAAATCAGATGTGTTGATTGTTACGTTTGTGGATGTTCCAACATACACAATGTATTGATTTGCAAAGTCTGCAGTAAGGCTTTCAAATATTACAATATCTTCTTGAATACTTGTTGGATCTATTGTAAATTTAACTCCGTATGATTTAAATCCTGCAGTTAATGTTAAATTTTGTACACCCTTAGTATAATTTGGAATATCAAATCCATATTGAACAATAGGAGATCTTGGTCCTTCTGTTATTATTTTTGTATCTTGATCTTGATATACATAGTTAAACCAAAATGAAAAAGTTTTATTTGCTCTAGTAAGCGGTAGTCTTAATGTAATATCATATGAATCTTTTGACGTTAGGGCAGCAACGGCAGCCGCATCTGCTGTTGTTTTTTGTAAATCAGCTGGAACCGCTGAACCTCCGACGTCTACTGGTATTGACATTTTAGAATGTAAGTCCTAATTTATATTCAATATCCATTTGTCTTCCTAAAGATTTTACAATTGGTGATGACAAAACTGATCTACTAATTAATCCATAGTCTGTTCTAAATGAATCTTCATCATTTATTCTTAATCCATCTAATAGTACAGTTGTAGCTCCAGAGCTTTTTGCTTTTGCACCAACAACAATTTTAACTATTGAAGTATTATCTGGTGTGCCCGCTCCAAAACCACTGCTATAAAGGTTATTTAAAGTTAATGATTTAATTTTATTTTCTGCCGTCACATCGCCAGCAAATCTAATTTCATAATAATTGGCATCTGATGAGTGGGCTCTTACAAAAAGATAGTCTAGATTCGTATCTGCTTGGTTATAAGCAATAGTCATGCTATCGTTTGCGCTATATCCTGATAAATCTAAATTAAGGTTGTAGGTATATTTTTTAATTGTAGATGCTGGTGCGGTAACTGACATATAGTATGAACCAATCAGTGGGGTTGGGGATGAAATTGTAATTGCTTGAGTTCCGTCATCTGCTATCCAATACTGATTGTTTTCAAAATTAGAAATAGATCTACTTGAATAATCTGTGGCACCTAGAGTAACATTTGGGAATAGTCCTATTTCATTTATTGTACCTGTAACATCTGGGGGTAATGTTGTTTTATAAACAACCCCGTATGTGCTAAGGCCAGTTACTGTGCTTGTTTGTATATCAATGCTACTTAAATTAACTTGAGATTTATAAAATTCAAATTTTAGCTGAGTATCATTTTCTGTTGCAGAATTGGTACCAATTCCTATAGCTATATCTTTTGATGAATTATTGGATTGGCCCGCCAAATATTGAGTGATATACCTTTTGCCATATTTTGTTAATATATTTTTTGATCTATAAATTTCTTGACCGTTGTCATAAAAAATATACTCTCCGACTAAATT